CATCACGCCGAGGTAGCCGGCGTTCGAAGCGTTGTACTGGTCCGCCCCCGCATTGCCCCCCTGGGCTGCCGCGTTCCAGGCCTGCTGCGTCTGCGGCGCGACGTCGGCGACCAGCTGGCCCTGGTATTGCTGCAGCGGCCTGGCGGAGAGAAGCTGGGCTTGCGCGTAGTTCTGCTGCGCGGCTTGGTTGATCCAGGGCGGCAGCTGGTTGACCGACTGTGATTGCGTGGTTTGCGTGGTGTCAGCGCCGCCCATGGCTTACATGTCCTTGTGATAGACGTAGTTTCGCGCTTTGAGCCGCCAGCCGTGCGCGCGCGCCTCAGGGATCCAGCCGCGCCGGCCCAAGGCTGAGACGAGGCCGGCGTTGACCTCATCGGCGTAGGCCAGAACCTTGTCGTGCAGCGCCTCGCCGTCGGCCAGTTCGCCGACCATGGCGACGATCTGGAGTTGCCGCGCGCGCGGGAAGTCGACGACCTGGGTGACCGCCCACGAGTTATTGACGGCGAAGCTCTGCATGCGGTTTTCCGCAATCGCGGTGAGGATGTCGTTGAGCATGTAGAGGCCGCCCATGCGATCGAGCACGCGGGCGAGCTTTTGGTGGTAGAGCGCCGCGGTCAAGGCTTGCCGCTCCCGAGCGGCATGGCGACTGTCGACACCACGCCCGCGGTGTTGACCCGAACCAGCCATACCGCCGGCGTCGTGCCGGCCGGCGCGTCGTAGGCCTGCATGAGAACGCCGGGCTGCGCGGTGTTGACATCCATCTTGGCGGCGAACCCGTTACGGCACCAAAGCGAGAATCGGGTGAGGTAGTTCGACAGGGCTGAGCTCACCCCAGGAAGGTTCGGGAGCTCGGGCGGCGGCTGCGCAGCGGGCGGGGAGGGCTGGTTAAGCATCAGCGATCTCCACGAGGCACAATGTCAATCAAGTGCTGGCCGACGGTGAAGTCCTGGACCGTGGGACCGGCAACCTGAAAGCGCAACCGGACGTCGCGCCCAGTCGTTCTGCAGTCGACATAGCCGTCAGGCCGGATGCTCAGCGGCGGCGTCGCCTGCTCAGGCGTTCCAAGCGTGCGCGAGTTGCGGTAGAACAGCACGTACTGGATATTCGCAATCGCATTTGGCGGATCTGGCGCATCAGAATCTATATCGGGAATGAGCTGCTTGACGGTGATCAGCCGCGAGCCGCCGCCGGCGTAGACATTGAGGTCGAAAGTCTCGGCGAAGGGCAACGCAGCGTCGACGGAATACTGAGTGGACGACTCGCTTTCGTGCTCATATGCCACCAGGCCGTTCGCCATGATCGTATGCGAGTTGTAGGCCGCCGTGACGCCCGCCGAACGCGCCATCTGAGCCTGACTCCACCATCCCTCTTTATAGTTGTAGATTATCGCCCTGCTGTTATACCGCTGATTGTTGGGTCCGATGTTGGTCTGACTCAATTGCGGGAAAAACCACCACCACTCGTTAAAGCTCTCAACGTGGACCGCGCACGCCTGTTCGCGCACGCTGAGCTCGTCAATGTCCGCGTCGACCCATGGCCGCACCGGGCACGCCACCGGCATGACCGAGGTGCCGTCAAACGAGAGCATTCCTTGCTCTGACATCCAGAGCGTCAGCGACGAGCTCGTCATCACCGACTGCGCGCTCCACGGGGTCATCGCGTCGCCGAGCTCAGTGTAGTTGTAGACGTAGGGGATCCCGAGGAACCGCGAGACGTAGGCTTTCTTGCCGGTCCAGAAGAGAATGCCAACGCGGGTCGACTCCGCGCACACAATCGGCGACGCCGGTTCGATGTCGAGGAAGCCCGCCTGGCTGGTGACGTTGGTGTAGTCCCAGGCGCCGGGGTTCTCTTGATCGCACCAGGCAAAGCGGCGCATCGGAGTTGTCGGCCCGCCCGTCGTGCCGTCGTTGTAAGACCCGAAGATCATAATGAACCGTTCGGGCGTGACGACGAAGCATCGCCCGTTCGGCACCGGCCCGCGCGTTCCGCTGACTGGCTGAACCACCGCTGGCGACGGAGCGGTCGTCGGATCCCACATCAGGAGCCGCCCGTCCGCCGACGTCATCGCGTAGAGAATCGATCCAAAATTATCGAGCGAGAATGCATTCGCCGATTCAGTGACGAGAACATCCGGCGAGGTCGCGCCTCTCGGATCACCATAATTGGGCGGGTCGCCATAAGTGCCGTCGCCATACCCGCCCGCTGTGATGATCGGGAGAGGCTGCATGCCGCCTGACGGCGTAATGTTGAGCAATGTCGATCCGCCGATGCCGCCGACGTCAACATAAAGGTGTTGCTCGCACAGGTAGGCAACGCGGAAAATACCGTCGAGGCCATACCAACCGTGAATGAGCTTGCAGCGTGAGGCAAAGCTGTTGCCCCCTCCAGCAACGCCGAAATTGTATTGCAACTGTCCGCCGACCGGAGACAGTCGGCTTTCCCGCCACCGCACGAGGTTGACCTTCGCCCAGTTCGACGAGTTCATCGCCTTGGTGGGCGTCGCGACAACGCCCGGCGGTATGGCGATCGGTTTAAATTGAGTCGACAATCAGAGCACCCGGATGATGAAGCCGATGACGAAGAAAGGCTGCATATTGTTGTGAGCGCCCCCGCCGCCCGCGTTCTGAATGTTAGCGGCTGCAGCGTTCGTCCCGGTAATGCCGGTCGAAGCTGGATTTGTCGTCGGAACTGTCCCACCAGCGCTGTTATGAACCGTTGGCGGCGTAACGGCGCCGATGCCGCCACCCATGCTTCCCTGCAAGGTGTGGGAATGCTGCGGATCGGTGATCGTATGAGCATGCCCAGCATCGGTATGGGTATGAACCGGCATCTCGCCGACGACGAGAGTGTGATTTTGCTCGCCGCCCGTCGCCCCCAAGAGCCAGGCGCTGTTATCGTAGGCTATCGGCCCACGACCCGTCATGTTGGGAAGATTGAAGGTGGTTGAGCCGTCCCCAGCACCATATGTGGTGCCCAAAACCGCGAATAGGGCAGCATAAGTCGTTCGACTCAGTGCGGCGCCCCAGCAAAAGGTCCAATTCGTCGGCGGCGTAGGTGACGGCCACATCATGATCGAGCCGATCGGAGCGGTGACGCCATCGACATAACCCTTGTGGGTGATGTCATTGGTTCCAACCGGCGAATTGATGATCTGCGCTCGCTGCGTCGAGCGGGTGAACACCATGACGTCAGCGAGATACGCGCCAGCGTCGCTGTAAGCCGAAATGTGCAAATTCGATCCACCGTTGCCCCCCTCAGCAGTGGAGTCTTCAAAAACAACCCAACGATACTGCTGTCCAGCAGCCGCAGTGCTATTGGCCAATATGATCGACGCGCCAACACTGGCGGTGCGCGTCAGCTCCAGAGTGTTAGGGTTAATCAGCCCCTGAAGCGCAGTTATAGTTTGTTGATTGGCATATACCTGTCCATCGATCGCACCAATGGTTCCGTTGAGCTCACCACCCCAAGAACTGGCGTCAGAATGGACCGTGGGCAACGTCCATCCGTAATGTGCTGTCGTTCCCATCAGGTCACCATACGCGTCATCGCCGTCGCCTTGCCGAAAGCGAGCCAAAGGCGGTCGTCGTCCCCGAGGGGAACGAGGCCAGCGCAACCAAGTAAACGGATGTTGTCGCCGCCAGCGACAACCGGATCTTGCCCGCCGGCAGCGTCTGAAGCTGCGATGACGTCAACGTGGCGATGATACTGGTTCGCGAGACACTCGCCAGCGGCGCGGCGGGCATGACGCCCGAGGTTGTCGTGAGCCCTGCGATGACGCCCGAGGAGCCCCCAGTTCCTACGGAGACCCACGCTTCGCCCCACACATCCCAATCGCCGGCGGTAAGGGAAAGCGACGTGACATTGGCGGCGGCTCCAGTGGTTAGGGTCGCTCCGGGCGAAGACACGATCGAGCTCATGAACTCGCCGACAGCGCCGGCTGCCGCGTTGTTGTTGGTCGTGGTCCCGACAAGTCCCGCCGTTTGCGAGGGCGTCAACGCACCCGTCAGCGTCCCGCCCGTAAGCGGCAAATAGCCACTCGTAACCGAAGTTAATTGCTGCAACGGCACCGCCTGCAAGGCCGATGCAGCATTGCCCGACAGAACAATCGCTCCCGTCATCGTCCCGCCCGCTTTTGGCAACATGCCAAAAACAGTGGAATCGATGCCATCGAGGTCCGTATTGAGATAGCCGCCCCAGGCATCGGTCGATGCGCCAACCGTCGGCTTTGTCCAACCGTAATTCGTCGTCACGAGCTCGCCCGTACGCGGGTCAACCCTGTCAGCCATGACATTGCTCCGCAGGTTCCCAAGGAGTTGCGTCGGAGACCGCCTGCCAGTTGTAAGGGCCCGCGCCATAATTGCCCAACCCGTACCCGCCAGGAGTGCCAGGGAACTCCCACTGCGGCGGCAGCGCCGGAGTCCACATCGCCGGCGGGCAAGGCGTCGCCTCTCCCCACACGCCCAGAGGACACGGTTCGGAGGCCGCCCAAAGAGGCCCGGAAACCAACTGGCCGGCCAAAACGACACTCGGAGTCATATTCCCCGCCAAAAGCCAATCGGCCGCCAGCGTCGCTGCCAGAGCCGTTTGCGGGGCCAGATTCCCCGTGACCGCGTAGGTCACTGACATATTCGCAGCGAACGCAACGGTCGGCGCGAGGTTGCCAGAGAGGTTCTGGGGCGTCGTGAGTTGCGATGGACCAAAAATAACAGTCGGGACGAAATTGCCCGCGAGTTGAGTCGCTGGCGTGATCGTCACATTGGCAGAAAGAGAGACGACGGGAGCAAGGGAGCCCGCTAGAACCTCGCTCGCCGTGAGCACGCCGCCAAGCGTGGCATTCGGTGTCAGATTGCCAGCAAGACCCACCAGTTTTTTAATAACCGATGGCCCAAACGTAACAGTCGGCGCGAGATTGCCGGCCAGGCTCCAGGTGTTCTCCGCGCTGTAGAGCCCAGCGCCATAAAATCCTAAGCCGTACGGCGCCGACATATCATTGCGCCGTGATCGTCAATGCGCCGGCGATAAACCGCGCCGTGTCGCCACTATTGATCGCCTTCGCCGCCGTCAGCGCGCCCGAGCCCTGGAACGTCCCAGCCGTCACCGCCGTCCAAATCCCGAACCAGCCAATCGTCCCCCACGCCGCCGTCGCGGCCGGAAAGGTCAAGACTGCGGTATTCGAGGCGACCGTCGGCTCATTGCCGGCGTTCGTGAACGCGATAGGCCCTTGGCGCGCATAGGCGCCGCCGGAGACTTCGCTTGTTCCGGTCGTACCCGGATCAGCGGTGTGCAATGACACATAGGCCGTGGTGGTGAGCGGCGTCAGGATCGCCGTTTCGCCCGCGGGGGATAGCCCTACCATGGAAACTCCTCTGATCAGATCATCCGAAGCTGCGCCTGGTTCTCGTCACCCGCGAGCCTGAGGCCTTCGAAGTGAGGTGGAGGTTGTTGAGCTTGGCGATGGTGTCCTCGACCAATTGCTTCATCTGCGCGGCCTTCTGCTCTTCGCCGACCGCATAGAGGTCGGAGTTGAGGAGCGAGCCGTAGAGGTAAAGGGTCGGGTACTTGGTCTTGAGCCAGCTGTCGGTGGCGTCATTGAGTGGCGGAACTTCGCCGTAATAGCTGATGGTGTAGTTGATGCCATTGATGGCGTCGGGCGTGCCGCCGAAGTATATCTGGCGGCCTTCGACTGTATAATAGCCGTAAGCCCAGCCGTCGGTGAGATTGAAGAACTCGTCTCTGGACTTGTAGCGGATCGGCAGGAAGCCATCGGCGCCGTTAGGGTTGGCGATCTTGACCAAGTCCATCTGCAGCCAGTCGTCGGGCAGCGGCGCGCAGCGGGAAGCGATCAGCGCGGTGTCGGTTTGGATCATCCGGTCGACGCGCAGTTCGGCGTTGAACTTCTCCTCCGCCATGCTGATGAACGACTGGACGAGCGGCGTCGACCAGTCCTGGCGGTTAGCGAAATCCTGGATCTGCGCGGTGAGAGCGGTGAGCTGGCCGGACATGGCTCACCCGTAGCCAATCGTGAGCAGCACGCCGTACCGGCCAAAGAGGCCGGCGCAGTCGGCGAGCCGCCAGAGGAACAGGAGGATTAGGATCGCGACCACCCCGCCGATCACGATCTGGATGATGTTCCAGTAGGGAGCGCTGGTGATCGCCGCCATCCACTGGCCGAAGACGGCCCTGAGCAGCGCCATGACGACCAGGACCACGATGATGAAGATCGCGACCCGGAAGATCGTGTCGATGCCGAAGCCGCAGATGGTCGCCTCCTATGCTATAAAAGCGCCGTGGAGCAGGACGATGAGGAACCAGGTCATCGCTTTCCGTCCTTAAGCGCAGTGGATGGCGTTGCTCGGCGGCGCGGTGGTCGAGCCGGTGGCGTTGGTGGCGGTGACGACGCAGGCGATCTGATGCGTCGAATCGGCGGCGACCAGCACGTAGGTCGCGGCGGTTGCCGCCGCGATGTTCGTCCCATCACGGGTCCACTGATAGGTGTAGCTGGTCGGTGAGCCGACCCAGGTGCCGGTGGTGCAGGCGAGCGTCTGGCCGACTGTGCCCGTGCCCGAGACGAAGGGAACGGTGACGTTGCCCGGCGGATAGGCGACGCCGATGGCGGCGTCGATCTCGTCGGCGATCACGGCGTTGGGCACGTTGCCGGCCTTGGCCATGTTGACGATATGCAGCGCCAGGTTGGTGAAGGCGGTGTGGCTGATGTCGACCTTGACCGCCAGAGGCGGCACTTCAATGGTTCGGTCGTGGGTTGTCGTGTCGCTATTGAGCGCCGTGGCGATCGTCGTCAATTCGCTCGTTGCGGTGGCGTATTGCCACCATTTCTTGGTGAAGAGGGCGAACTGGCCCTGAACGTCGGTCGGCTGCATGGACATCAGACGCGTCCTTTCCAGATGCGGAACGGCTCGGCCTCGGGGCTGTTGAGCCAGCGCGCCTCGTCGTCGGGCCCCCAGCCCTCTAGGATCATGCGCTCGAACACCTCGACCGGGATGCGCGCGACCCGCCGGATCGGCGAGCGGGGATCGGTCGGAAGTTCGCGGTCGCGCGCGACGCCGGCAAGGATCTCGTCGAGCATCTGCTCCGTCCTGACGATGGCGCGGCCCGGATGCTCGTCGTCGTCGGTGATTAAAGTTCTTCTAATGCCGTCTGAGTTTTTGTAGATAGTCTTGCGCTCGGTCATTGAACCGATCCCCCAGAAATGCCAAAATAGCAAGACGGCCCTGCGCGGTAACGCAGAGCCGTCTCTTGGCACAACCGCCTTTCGAGGAGGCCGTCATGCCCGCCTTCAAAGATATCACCGGCCAGCGCTTCGGGCGATTGATCGCTGTCCGCCTTTCGCATCGAGACAAATTCAAAAGAGCGATTTGGCTTTGCCGATGCGACTGCGGCGCTGAAAAATCCATCGCCATGGCGGCGATGGCCGCTGGCCTCACAGTCAGTTGTGGCTGTTTGCATCGTGAAGAATTGGGCGCCCGCGTCCGAACGCATGGACGCGGGCGCACGCCCGCCTTCAAGCGCTGGACGCAAATGAAACAGCGCTGCTTCAACCCTAAGACCAATAGCTTCAAAGACTATGGCGGCCGAGGCATTACAGTCTGTGACCGGTGGCGCGATAGCTTTGAGGCGTTTCTGAAAGACATGGGCGAGCCGCCGCCGGGGCTGACGATCGATCGGATCGACAACAACGGCCCTTATGCTCCTGGCAACTGCCGATGGGCGACGCCCCTCGAACAGAGCCAGAGCCAGCGACGGCGTGGACGCTTGCCCAAGCATTTACGCGCGCCTTCCGCGTGAGCGGCTAATCTACTATTGCTTTATGCCATTAAAAAGTATGTGGGCTACAGGATTCCTCATCTCAAGGCCGTATTCGACAACTATCATTCTATTTTCCGCGTCGCCGACACGCGCCATTAAATACTGCCGGAATGCGCGGAAAAAGGCGACGGCGGCGTAGTCGGGGTCGATCAGGAGGCCAACGTCGGTCGGCACCCAGCGCGACGGGGCGACCTTGATGCGGCCGAAGTCGGTGGCGATCACGTCGATCGTCGAAACCACTTCGGTCTTGCCGACCAGGACCTGGGTGGTCGAACGGCCGGTGAAGGTCGAGATGGTGCGCTTCGGCCCGGGCGGGACGATCCATAAAGACGGGCTGGCGCCGTTGGTGTAGGCGTTCTGCATCGCCTGGCCGAGCATGGCCTCGGTGATCTGGATCTGGTTGCCGGCCGCGACCGCGGTGAAGGGCGAGTCGCCCGCGGCCGAACCCTGGGTGGTCGGCAGGCCGGTAAGGTAGCCTGCGACTGCGCCGCCGGTCCCAGCTGCGGCCGTCTTGGTGGCGGCGCGCCCGACCCAATGGGCGAAGGCCTCGGTGGTGCGGGCGGTTGGAACGGTGTCGTCGCCGGAGACGCGTTGCTGGCGGCTGCACAGGATCGACTCCATGTCGCTCTTCAACACCTTGGAGGCGAGCGCCATCTGGTGGGCCATTTCCGAGCCCTTGCCGGCGGCGTCGGCCTCTTCCTGGGTGCCCGAGACGGTGGCGTCGCGCTCGCTGATCTGGGTGACGTTGTTGACCCGGATGGTGGGCTGCGCCAGGCCGGGCTGCAGCTGGAATCCTTCGAGCTGGGCGTTGTTGAGGTTGACGGTCGGCAGGTTTTCCGTCTGCCAGTCGAAGATTCGGTTTTTGACTGGGCGTCGGCGGATCGCCGACATCACCGGGGTGTCGAAGGGGTCGATGTTGTAGATCGCCGGTCCTGTTACCGCGGCGCCGTTTACTCGCCGCTTCTCCCCATTTCGGAGGAGCCCAGACTATATCATCCCTTTCGGGCCGGGCGCTCGTGGGCGGATTATCCTTCCGTCACCGCCTAGTCGTTGAACCTTCGACCGCCCTGGGCTTTGGTTAAAGCCTGCCTCGGCCGCTCGGCTGCTGATTGTCCAATCCTCGCGCTTCTCAAGCCGTCGCGCTTGCCGTTACCGGCTACGCTGTGGCGTCGAGGCTCTCAGGACTTTCCAGCAATTCACCCGGTTTGCCATGATGCGTCTTCTCGTGACATGGCCGGCAAAGGGTTATCCCATTCTCCAGTATCAACCGGAGTTCGGGGTGATTCCGAAACGACTTCACATGATGAGCATGCAAGGCGACGCGATGCCGACAACATGAACAAATATGTCCCTGTTCAACGCCGCATTCGACGCAACGAAAACCATCCCGCGTCAACACGGCGATTTTCCATTGTCGATAATTCAGCCTTGTTCTCTCGCATTGCTCAAGCGACGTCACGCCGCCTCGCCAATTCGCAGCGAGCGACCCTGTGCGCTTGGAAAGGCTTTCGCCAATCTTGCGATTATGTTCATCCGGCCGGTCCTTGGCGTACGCTTTCATACGTGCGCTTCGACCCGGTCCATCGAGGCCGTATTCGTGGATTCTCTTATGCACCACGGTTTCACCAACGCCGTAGTGCTCGGCAACCTCTTTCATCGACATGCGCTGAAAAAGGTCGGCAAGCTCATCTGCGGGCGGATGGAAACGACGAGATGGACCGGTCGGCTTGCGAACGTCGATATGACCTCGCAGCTTAACGCCGTCCGTCCGTGCCCGATGATATACAGCCGCAAAGGTCACGCCGCACATGTCGGCCACCTCTTTGGCTGGATACCGTTCCATCAACTCCACAAACTCGCTCCGAGAAAGAGTTTTCCAGTCCTTTTGCACGGTCACCTCACCTGACGACGGCATCAATCGAACTATGCCATCTCGGTAAGATACCCGAGATTTTTCAATTCGACAAGTCTTCCCGGTTAGCCGTCGCCTGATAAGTTGTAAAGGCGTTGGTAACCTTTGGCATGGGAGTTAGGTCCTTTCACCTGATGAGCCTTTGGAAAAGGGCGGCTGCGTCATCGAGCCGTCCGGTTTTCGCCAACTTTGTTTGGGCTTCATCGAGGCTTCGGCGTGTCGCATTCCCGACGGGCGTAGCGACTCCGGGTGCAAGAGTTTTGCCTTTGCCAGGGATGACCGGCTTGGGTAGCTTTGCCGTATCCTGGTGGTGCTTTGCCGCATCGCGTAGGACAGCGAGCATGCGCTTGTCGTACACGGTAGCGATCTCGCCCTCGGAAAAGCCGCGCATCTTGGCGTAGGCGCGCATGGCGGACATTTCGGCGGTGAGGGCTTTTTCGTCACGGATGTTGGCCTCCGAGACGAATTGGGTGAACTGGTGGTGGGCGTAGGCCTGGGTGTGGCGGTCATACTCCTGGGCGCGCTCTTGATCGGCTTGCTGCCAGCGCTCCCTGATCTGCATGCGCTTGGCATAGATTGTCGCGTGGGCCTTCTGCTTTTCGTGGGCGGCGCGCGGATCGGCGGCGAACTCCTTGTCCCAGTCCGGCTGGGGGGGCGTCAGTTCGGCATATTCCGCCTCCAGCTTCTGAAGCTCCCGAATATAGGTGTCGCGCAATTGCACGGTCGAAACTGCTTCCTGCTCGACCGCCTGGCGCGCTTCGGCGACCTTAGCCATGCGCTGGTGGAAGGTCTGCTCGCGGATGTAGCCCTTGAGCGCCTCCGGGAGCGACACCTCCATGGTCTGGCCGTCGACGGTTACCTCGTATTTGGGGCCGGCGTCCGGCTGGGGTTCCCCTTCGGCGCCCTCTTCATCGCCTTCGGGCTTGGGCTCGCCGTCTTCCCCCTCAGCGTCTTCACCATCGGGCTCTTTGGGACCGACCCGCTCCGGCTCACCGTCGCCCTCGCCGTGTCGGTTGTCGCCGGCGGCCTGTCGGGCCCTCTTGGCCCCGGCATCCTGTATGGATTGCTCATCCCCTTCCTGAGCCCTGCCATCTGCGATTCTCCTCTCTGCCGCGGCCAAGCGCGGGTCGTCGCCGCCGTCGCGGGTGTCGCCGGTGACGGGGTCGCCTTCGAATGGCCTTTCTTCGAACATCGGTTCGGGGCGCGCGCTGGTCGAGGCGAAGCGGCCGCCCTCGTCGCGCGGGCGCCCAGACGCCGGAGCGATCTCGGTCTGGAAGGCCCGGGCGGCCTCGTCGTAGCCCTCAGGGGGCATGTTTCTGCCTCAGCGCCATCTTGTAGTCGTTCATGAGCACGTTGAGTTCGTCCTGGATGCCGCGGAGCGCCTTGCTCATCGCCATCAGCTCGTCCCGCTGCTCACGGTCGCGCGTGGCCAGCATCTGCTCGTACCAGCGCGCTCTGAGCTGCGAGACCGCCTGCTGGAACGCCTTGTCCTCGATCACGCTCTTGGCGGCTTCGGCGGACTCGCGTTTCTTCGACAGGTCGTCGTTCATCCGCCGCCCTCGTCATTGGAGGGCGCCTGAGCCTGCGCGTCCGCCTGCATCTGCGTGGTGGCCAAGTCGGTGGCGGCCTGGACGTGGGCGACGTGGCGGTCGGTCTGGGCCTTAAACATGTCCGCAGCGATCTGGCCGAGCTTGGCGGCATGGTCGTGGTTGATCTTGTCCTGCTCGAGTTCGAGCTTGCCAGCGTCGTAGAGCGTCTTCTGGCGAAGCTGCTCGTGGCGGTAGGCGTCGTCGGCCTGTTGTTTCTGCTGGGCGAGCTGCTGCTGGCCGATCGTGGAGGCGGTGTCGGCCTTGACCTTCTCGTATTGCGCCTTGGCCGCGACCGTCATCGCGTCGGGCTCCTTCGGCGTCGAGGCGATCGCTTGAAGCGTCTGCGGATCCGGCGTCTTGAAGTAGCGTCCGACGTTCTTGATGTTGGCGATTTCGAGCATATCGGTGATGGTGTTGAGGTACTCCGTGATGCCACAGACGGGATTGGTGACGCCGAATTGCTGCATGATCATCTGCTGGTCGTTCTTGATCTGCTGCAGCGTCATCATGCGGACGGTGTCGGAGCCCTTGCCGAGGGTGGAGTTGACCTCGACGCCCATCGAGGCGTCGAAGGTTCCGGTGTCGATATCGGTCCACTGGCCGTTGATGCGCAGGGTGCGGCGCTGGTTGGGGGCTTCGGCGATTTCGTTGTAGAGGCCGGCGAACAGGTCGCGGAAGCCGGTCTCGGCGAGGACGCGGGCGATGAGCTCGGTGCGCTCCTGCTGGCCGTTGATGATGGCCTCAACGCCGATCTGGGTCGACGACTGCAGTTGCTTGGGGTCGAGGCCCTTGGCGGCGTCGCTCAAGCCCGTGCGGCGCTGTAAGATGTCGTTGAGGAGCTCAATGACCGGCATCGCCTGCTGGCCGACGAACGGGATCGAGGCGAAGGAGACGGCGGCGTTGGGATCGCCGCGGGTGCGGATGACAGCGCCGAGGTCGTCGTTGAGCGCGTCGTCGAGGTTGACGGTGAGCTCGTTGACCACGGTCTTGGGGTTGATGCTTTCGGCGAGCGAGTCGAGCACGCCGCGCATCATGTTGGTTTTGATGCGCTGGATGTCCTTGGTGTAGTCGGCGAGCGAGTCGCCGACGATGGTGTGGGAGATCGGGTCGCAGCCGAACACCGCGAACTTGACGCGGTTGGCCGGTTCGTCGTGGACGATGTCGTAGTTCTCGCCCATGGTGCAGATGTAGCGGAGCTCGGCGACGCCATCCGCATCCTTGTCGGCCTTGATGTACCATTCGCCGTAGTTGACGCCGTCGCCGATCCGGGTCGACATGTAGCGCCCGGGGTTGCGAAGCTGCGCCTCCATGGTGAACTCAGCCAGGGCCGGGCCTTGTAGGTAATCGGCGCATTGCTCGCGCGAGTAGCCCATGGCGATGAGCTCGTCGATCGGCACGACGCGCTCGTGGCCGACGATGCGCGAGGTCGAAAAGCTTCTCGCGTAGCGGTCGAGCCGCATCTCCTCGGGCGGCACGCCCATGACTTTGATCAAGGGCTTGTCGACCAGGTAGGAGAAGGTGACTTCGTCGTAGGTTCCCATGAGCTGATCGAGTTCGCCCTGGCGCGTCACCTTGGCGGTCGCGTCCTGCTGGATGAGCATCTGGATCTGCTGGGGGTTGAGGTTGGCGAAGGTCTTGAAGCGCGTCTCGCGGTGGTCATCAGTCCACCATTTGACGTAGCCGGTGCGGACGGTGAGCGCGTCCTTGAAGGCGCCGTAGAGGATCAGGAAGCCTGGGTTGTCCTGCCAGAACACATAGTTGACGTAGTTCGTCTGCTGGTGGGCGGCGTCGACGTCGGCTTGGGTGCGCGGGGCGAGGGCGACGACGTTTTCCGACGCGGCGAACAGGCGGATCAGGCTCGGCAGCATCAGCATGACTGCGTCGCGCACGTCGGAAGAGACGTAGGTCGACTTGTTGGCGGTGTCCTGGTCGTAGCCGAGGATCTGCTCGTAGGTGGCGTTGGGATCCTGGATGATCTGGGTGTCGGTGTAGGGCGAGCCGTCCGGGTTTAAGGCCGGGAGGTAGCCGTAGTAATATTTTTGGGCTTCGTCACGCGCCGGGGCGAGCACCGAGCCCTCGTAGTCGCGCGCGTCGCGGATGAGCGCCTGGATCCAAGAATCGTAGGACGCGGGGTCGGCCGGATCGTAGGCGTCGCGTGCGTCGCCTTCCTTGAAAGTCGCGAATATCCGCTCTAGCGCCATCTACGCCGGCTTCTCTTTTGCAGCTGACCTGGGTTTTCCCGCCATAATTTAGCCACTGGCTAAGAAACGCGCCTCACGTTCGGTTTTAGCCCCTGTTCGTTCGCGGTCGGTTCCCGTTTCGGCAACCAGTCGAGGGAATTGGCGGGAAACTAAGCCCAAAATTGCTATAATGGCAAGAACATGCTCAGGAAGACCGCGATCGCCGTTCTCATGGCGCTAACCCCCGGGCTCTTGTCGGCGCAGCCGCTGGCGATCGCGTTGAAGTCATGCGCTGGGTAGTGTTGTTATGTTTGCTGCTCAGCGCATGCAATCTATCTGGTTGTGCCGCCTCATGGTCATGGGGTCCAGCGACATGGGCTGCTACTCCGCCAATTATTCCCGGGTTTACTCCTGTGCCGTTACCGGGGGGAGGGTTTATTGAGGAGCCTACGCCGCCTGCTGCTACTCCACCTGCAACACCAGAACAGACTACTCTTGGCGCCCTTCAAGAAGCACAGGCAATGAGAGAAGCAATAAGGAAGTTAGCACGATGAGACTTTTTGTAGTGAGCTTCCTCGCTCTTATCATTCTAACGCCAGAAGCTGACGCTGCTGCTTGCCATGCTGGTGCTTATTATAGTGGTTGTGTTAGCCGCTATGGGGCAACCGTGAGACGGCATGGCTATCGTTATGGGGCTAACCGTTGCTATTGGCGTTATGGAAGGCGGGTTTGCTATTAGATGAGGAGACGATAGCGCCATGACAGTGACCTGCGTCGACCTGAGCAAGTACCAGGAAGGCTTCAACTTCTCGGCCTTCAAGCAGTCGGGTGGCCTTGGCGTGATTCTAAAGGCGAGCGAAGGGGAGACGGACGCCGATCCCTGCTATGCGGACTTTCGGGCGCAGGCGGCGAGCGCAGGATTGAGCATCGCGAGCTACCATTACTTCGACGCGAGCGATCCGGCGACGCAGGCCGAGTTCTACCTCGACTGCGCGACGCCTGGCGAGGGCGAGCGGGTGGTGTGCGACTGGGAGGACGACGCGACTTCGCCGGACATGGTGGTCAGTTTTCTCCAGTCTATCCTTGAGGCGCGGCCCGATCTGCAGCTGACGGTGTACAGCGGCGCGACCGCCAAGGATAAGCTGGGGTCGACCAAGAACGCGTGGCTCGCGGCCAATACCTCCTTGTGGCTGGCGCAGTACACCACCGGGACGCCGAGCTGGGCGAAGGCGACATGGGCGCAATGGAGCTTGTGGCAATACGACGATCAGCACCCCGTGCCGGGCTTTTCCGGCGCGGTCGATCAGAACCGCTTCAACGGGTCGGATGCAAACTTTCTGAAGTGGATGGGGCCGGCGGTCGCGCCGCCAGCGCCAGCGCCAACGCCGGAAGCCTCGGCGGTCATCACCATCTCGTCCGATAAGCCCGTGCAAATCCGGCTCGGCCCCAATGTGGCGATAGCTGCGGCCTCATGACCGACCAGAATCGGCCTCAACAAGTCATCGTCCAGCCGGCGCAGGGCGCGTTCGGCGTCGCCACCGACACCATTGGCGCGCTGCGGGACTCACCGACGTTGCTGGTGATGGTGCTGTTGAATTGCGCCTTCCTCGCCGCCCTCGCCTATTATCTGCACGGCCAGCAGGAAGCCACCTACAAACTGGTGGATAAGATGTTCGATCGGTGCTTGCCGAATGTCCGCCCTCCCTAAGTCGAGGCGGCGTGCTCACACCAGCCCCCTGATCTTCCGCCTGAGCGGCCCCTGGCCGCTTCTTGCCATCAGGCCACCGACCAGGTGGAAGGCGGTGGCGAAGGTCCTATAGGCGTCGGCGCCATGGGAATACGGTTCTGGACCATGCACCGGGTTGCCCATCTTGTTCTTGCGGTAGCCGCGCAGCATGGCGAGACCCTTGCGGGTTTTGACCTGGTCGAACCAGCTCAAGCCTAAAAGCCCGCGCGCGGCGGCGATGCCGTCCTCGACCCCGGCAAACGGCGCGGTGATGATCGGCTCGTCGAGGTGCTCGGTGAGGAAGGCCCGCCGGCTCTGGCCGGTCGAGAGCTCGCGCGCCTCGACGTCGTGCGGCAGGCAATGCACTTTATATATATAGCCGCCCTTGTGCGCGCGGGCCCGAAGCTCCCCGGCGTAATAATCCAGCCCCTTCCCGTTGTCCTGGATGTAGTCGATGAAATGGATCTCCTTGCCGGCGACCTGATAAAGCCAAATGCAGGTGAA